AGAAAAATGAAAGCACAGCTCTTGTTGATTGCGATGCAGGCATTGCTCAAGAGTTGAGTGAATATTTTTCTTTTTTTGTTCCAGGTTATAAGTACATGAAATTGTACAAACGTAGAATCTGGGATGGTAAGATTAGATTATTCAATGCGGTAAATAGAGAACTTCCGGCCGGACTTTATCCATTTGTTGATGAATTTTGTAAAAGAAATAGTTATACACTTTTAACAGAATCTTCTGATTACGGTTCTCCTTTAGATAAGAATGAACAAAATCCAGAACTTATTTACAAATACATTAAAGATTTAAATTTACAATCTCGTGGTAATCCGATTGATATAAGAGATTATCAGTTTGATGCCGTAATGAAAGCCTTGAATCTAAATAGATGTGTATTACTTTCTCCTACAGGGTCTGGTAAATCACTAATCATTTACTGTCTATCTCAAATATGGTTAAAATATATTACAGATGGGTTTAGGTACCCTCACGCTGGAAGAGTTTTAATTGTAGTTCCTACTACTTCTCTTGTAGAACAAATGGAAAAAGACTTTATCGATTATGGATATAGTCCTAAAGGTATTCATAAAATATATTCAGGAAAAGATAAAGACAATATTAATTCGGCCATCGTAATATCTACATGGCAATCAATTTATAAATTACCGAAGGATTGGTTTGATCAATTTGGAATGGTGATTGGCGATGAGTGCCACGGGTTTAAATCTAAATCTCTGACTGATATTATGAATAAATGTACCGAAGCAAAATATAGAATTGGTACGACTGGTACACTAGATAATGCTCAGGTTCATCACCTTGTTCTCCAGGGACTCTTTGGAAAAATCCATAGAGTTACCACAACGAAGGAATTACAAGATAATAATACGTTAGCCCAGCTAGATATAAATATAATTATATTAAAATATGATGAAAAAACGAGAAAAGATTTTGGTAAAAAAACTTATCATGATGAAATTGATTTTATTGTGGGACATGAAGGTAGGAATCGGTTTATTCGTAATTTGGCTCTTAGCTCTTCTGGTAATACTCTCGTATTATTCCAACGTGTGGATGCTCATGGTAAACCTCTCTTCGATTTAATTAATGAGAAGGCAGAAAAAGATAGAAAAGTTTTTTATGTTTCTGGGGAAGTAGAAACAAACGATAGAGAAGCCATTCGACAAATTACGGAGAAACAAAAAGATGCTATTATTGTCGCAAGCTTGGGTACTTTTTCCACTGGTATTAATATACGGAATTTGCATAATATTATATTTGCAAGTCCGTCAAAGTCCCAAATTAAAGTCTTACAAAGCATTGGACGAGGATTACGTCAATCAGACGACGGAAGATCTACTACCCTTTATGACATCACAGATGACATCCATTATAAAGGAAGAAAAAACTACGCGCTACTTCATGGCGAAGAACGAGTAAAAATATATAATAAAGAAAAATTCAACTTTAAGATTATTGAGGTTCCAATTGGAAATTAGACAATTTAAATTAGCTACTGACGATGAAATTATCTGTGAAGTAGTAGAATATCATGAAGACGATGATGCAATTGTCATACGTAAAACTATGAAATTAGTCATGATGGATAATATGGCTAATGGCGTAAGATATTACGCCTTTCGTCCTTTTATGATGTATCAATTAGAACCAGAAAGCTTTCAGATTATTAATTGTCAACATATTGTTGCAGAAGCAAATCCTACTCAAGAAATAATTCACGAATATTTAAAAGCTTTAGAAAATGTAATGATCGATGACGACACAAGTGAAGAAAATATGGATGAAATTCGACGCGAGACCAAACGTCAATGGGACGCTTATCAAAAAACAAAAGCTCAAAGTATGAAAGATTATTTTACTTCTGATTCTGATAATGTTATTCGATTTACACCATCAAAAGACAAAATGCATTAAGGTATACTATCTCCCCCTCAGTATACTCTTTTATTATAACATGGTTTTTAAAGTTTGTACACGCTTTTTTTCAGTGTACAATCACTTTTTTTCGTTGTATAATGGTATTAATTATGTTAAAGGATTTTGATTATGAAACCACAAGATAGGCCGCATTATGTGAATAATGCTCAGTTTTCTCAGGCCGTTGTAGACTATGTAACCATCTTAAATGAAGCTAGAAATAAGGACGAAAAACTTCCTATAGTCCCTGATTATATTGCTTCATGTTTTCTTAAAATCGCTGAAGGTCTTTCTCACAAAGCTAATTTTATTCGATATACTTATCGAGAAGAAATGGTTATGGATGCGGTTGAAAATTGTTTAAAGGCAATCGAAAATTATAATTTAGAAGCAGCTACAAGAACTGGTAAACCAAACGCCTTTGCATATTTTACACAGATTTCTTGGTATGCGTTTTTACGCAGAATTGCTAAAGAGAAAAAACAACAAGACATCAAATTTAAATACATGTCACAATCTGGAGTTGAAGCTTTCTTACTGGATGAGACTGATAATCCTGTAGCAGCAAACTTTGTTGATATGCTTAAAGATAGAATTGAAAAAGTAAAAGGGTATGATACAGAAGTAAAAGAGTTTGCTAAAAAAGAAAAGAAACGTAAGCGTCCTATTCAAAAAGTAGATTCAGATTTGGTGAAGTTTTTTCAATGAAAGTAGCAATTATTAATGATACTCACTGTGGCATCCGTAATAGTTCTGACATATTTCTCGATAATGCAGAGAAATTTTATGCTGATGTATTCTTTCCTACTCTTTTGGAACGTGGTATTCGCCATATCATTCACCTTGGTGACTACTTTGATCACCGGAAATTTATTAACTTCCGCGCTCTTAACCGCAACCGTCATGTCTTTCTTGAACGGCTACGGCAAGAACAAATAACAATGGATATTATAGCAGGTAATCACGATACCTACTATAAAAATACAAACGATCTAAATTCCCTTAAAGAACTATTAGGACATTATATGAATGAGGTTCATATTATACATGAGCCTACTGTGATGGAATACGGTTCTTTAAAGATGGGAATGGTACCATGGATTTGCGCTGAAAATCACGAAAAAACTATGGAATTTATTAAAACCGCAAAATGTGATTGGATTGGTGGTCACTTTGAATTTGCTGGTTTTAATGTTATGCGTGGTGTTATTGCACCGCATGGATTAGATCATAAACTTTTATCACGATTTGAACGAGTATTATCTGGCCATTTTCATACAAAGTCTCAACAAGATAACGTAACATATCTTGGAACACAAATGGAATTCTTTTGGTCAGATGCTAATGATCCTAAATTCTTTCATATTCTTGATACTGAAACAAGAGAATTAGAAGCAATACGAAATCCTTATACTTTATTTGAAAAAATTGTGTACAATGACGAAGAAACCGATTATAATAAGTATAATGTCAGCGACTTAGATGGTAAGTACGTAAAAGTTGTTGTCGTAAATAAAAAAGATATATTTACATTTGATCGATTTATTGATAGAATACAAAATAGAAAGATACACGATCTTAAAATTGCTGAAAACTTTGATGAGTTTGTAGGCGATAACGTAGAAGATGAATCAGTATCTATTGAAGATACTACCGAATTACTAGATACGTATATTGATGCTGTTGAAACTGATTTAGATAAAGACAGACTTAAAGTTTCTATGCGTAATCTTATGACTGAAGCACAGGCTATCGAAACAGTATGATTTTATTTAAAACTCTACGGTTCAAGAATTTCTTGTCTACTGGAAATAATTGGACCGAGATTAATCTGAATAAGTCAAAGTCTACTCTTATTGTTGGACAAAATGGCGCAGGCAAATCCACAATGCTAGATGCAATTGCATTTGGTTTATTTGGTAAGCCTCATCGTAATATTAATAAACCACAACTTGTAAATTCAATTAATGGTAAAAACTGCTCAGTTGAAGTTACATTTGATATTGGTAAATCATCGTATAAAATTGTACGTGGTATTAAGCCGAATGTATTTGAGATTTGGAAGAATGGTGATATGATTAATCAATCATCACATTCCAAAGAGTACCAGAAGATTCTCGAGCAAAACATCTTGAAGCTAAATCATAAAAGCTTTCATCAGATTGTTGTCTTGGGGTCCTCCTCCTTTGTTCCTTTCATGCAACTCCCGGCACAACATCGGCGAGATGTTATCGAGGATCTTCTGGACATTAATGTTTTTTCTAAAATGAATCAACTCTTAAAAGAAAAAAATACTGTTTTAAGAGATAAATTAAAAGATATTGAATATAATCTTGAACTAACTCGTGAAAAAATAGAACTACAGAAAAAGTATATTCGAGAAGTAGAGGAGTTAAGTAATGACCAGATTGAAGAAAAAGAAAACGAAATCTTCCTCGCAGAAGATTCCATCGAAAACTTACAATTGGAAAATGTCAACGCGTCCGAAGAAATCGAAAGTCTCTCAGAAGGTCTTGAAGAAAATCTCAAAAAGAACCATGATAAGAAGCAGACGCTCCTCCACTACAATGCAGAGTTTAATCAAAAAATCAAACAACTTGTCAAGGACTCGAAGTTTTACGAAGAAAATGATACGTGCCCCTCATGTTCCCAAGATATTAGTAACGACCTTCGATCGGAGAAACTCTCCACCGCAAAATCCAAAGCATCAGAGATCCAAAAAGCTTTGGACGATGTCTCTGAACAGTCGACTATTGTGGAATCGGCTATTGAACGGCTTAATAATACCTCAAATGAGATCAGAACCAAAACCTCATTTATATCTAGCAACAATAGAGAAATCGTACGGTTGCAAGGACAGATTAAAACTCTCACCAATGCCAT